CAAGGGTTGTATCTCCTGCTGTTGGGTAGTCTTTTAATGGATAATCAGCGATGTATGCATCTACTGTTCTCCTAATTCCTCTGTCTAGTTGCCATTGTGCTGTATCATCTGTATATAAATTTCCTGAACTTCTTGGTTTTACACTCCCTGTTTCACTAGGAAACCAAGTTCCTGCTGCAATTATTGACCCTTCAAATGTTGCATTACTTAATTTACTTCTAACACTTGATGCAAAATTACCAAATGTTTTTTCTTTACGTTGACCAGTTAAATCACCTATTGTAATAGGATTATTTCTATAATTATATTCATAAAATGTTAATGCTTTATTTATTCTTTCTAATCTTGGAACTGCGTTTTTACTTCTAAATAATTCTATTAAATTAGATAATAAGTCTTGATTTTCATATTTTTTTTCTTCTGCTGGTGTTTCAAAAAATTGTCTTGTTGGTGTTGGTATAGTAAATAATCTATCACCTGTCAATGGCACTGTATTAAAGAATACATTTAAATGATCAACATATTCTAATTGCCCACCTGTACTTGTTTTAGTGAAGTATCTATTAGCACCTATATGTTTTGATAATTTTGCAGTATCTTCTACTACATTTATAGTGTGGTTATAAAAATTACCTAGTGCATTAACTTCATCACTGTCTACTATAAAATAAAACACTTTACTATCTACTGTGATTGTTAATTCATCACCTTCAACAAATGGTAACGGTGCTTCAGGATATAAATTAACTAATCCATCAGTTGTTGTATCGTATATTGTTACACTAACCATAATATCCACCTGCACTTATATATCGTTTATTTCTTGCACCCTTTATTTTAAGATTATATTCTTGTTCCACTTGTGCTATATTTTCATTTACTAGATTACCTAATACTTTTGTTGTTGTTGATATAGCAAGTGCGCCTAATGCTACTCCTGCACCTAATGTTAATGTAGTTATTAATACTCCTGTTGCTGATTCTATATATCCAATATTACGTGCTAATTTTGCATTACCTGTTGCTTGTACATAACTTGTTAATCCTTGTTTGAATACTGGTGCTAATTGTCTTTCAATTGCTAATAAACCAATACCACCTTTAACGGTTAATCCATTATTTACTGATGGTGATTGTGTATTTGATAATTGTTGATTTGCACCTTGTACTCCTGGTGTCATATCTTGTTTATGTGAATATATTTCTGCGTAAGGCATTATGCAACCACCCACTCACAATTCATAATTATAATATTATTTGGTGCTAGTGAATAAGTCCCCCATATATAGGCTGTAACTGTTGTTACAACTGCGTTTATAGTTGTCTTGATAGTAAATGTAGTATCTCTGACTTGCTTCGCTACATCGCCATCTAATGCTTTATATATTTTATCTGCTACTGTTGATTTATCATGTATCATTGTGAATGTTCCACCAATACCTCTAGCATATGGTTTGTTTGATGTGTTTGCTTCATCAGTTACTTTATTACTAGGATCGTTTACTAACTTTGAACCTTTAGTAAATGATGTGTATGGTATTTCATATGTGTCTATTAACACTTCTGATAAATTAGCATCAGTTCCTTTTGTGCTATCATATACCGTTAATGAAACTATCATTGAATATAACATAACAAACTTACCTGAACGTGCGTCAAATAAATCTCTTGATTTGTTAGGTCTTGATATTTTAATGATTCCATTATATGTTGTTCCTTCATCAACCACTGTAAAAGTAGGATTAGCAAAATAATAATCCCTTAATTCTTGTAATGCTTTTGGTACATCTGTTTTGTAATGTGGTACTGCAAACTCATATACCTTTGTAAAATCACTTCTGTTATTACTCTCTGTAAATGTTACTTCCGTTGATGTTATCTCACTAATTGGTATATACTCTACTTCTTCAATATCAAATGCGTTTGTAGATGATTGTTGTTGTAATATAAAATTGTTGTTATGATATGCAAAGTAAAAATTACCTTGAAATAACACATCATACGTGTTGTCATTCGCTTTTTCTATTATACTTTTATATATTTCTTCAGATAACACGAGTTAAAACCCCCTCGTTAATTAGTATGTCATTAGCTCTATTGGCTAATTCATCATTTGTTTCTTTAAATGAATATGGTAAACCTAATACATTACTTTGTTCAATGCGGTTGATTGCTCCTACTGTGCGTCTTGATATCCAACCTACATTTATTGTTACTGGCTTACCTGTTAAATAGTGTATAAATCCTTCTTCTTGATATCTAATCTGTGGTGCTATATTTGCGTCATATGTCGCTTTCATATAGAATGGTGTATCCTCAAACATAATACTTTGTAAGGTTTCCCCTGTGTCAAAGATTGCATTTGCTTGTATTGTACGTATAAAATCAACATATTTCATTAATCAGCACTAAACATATGTACTAAAATAGGCTTTTGTCTACTTCTTGCACCACGTTTTTTATAAAGATTGGATTTAAGATTACTTATCAACGAAACATTATTATCAGTTATTGTTGATGTAGGTGCTATTACGTCACCATCAGCAAAGTCTAATTGCTCCATTGTTTTTACTTTCTTATTAATGTTTGTCTATTCCCTATTGTTAAATCACCTGTAACCTTTGTAACTTCATCTACATCACATAAGAATCTCTTACCTATTGTTTGATGTGTAATTGGTTTAAGTTGACCATTTAATACTTCATTTGGTAGTTTTTTAAATAACCATCGTTCTTGACTTGTATATAGTTGTCTAGCCATTAATAGTCAACTCTGTATTCGTCTTTAGGAACTTCAAAATATATATTTCCAGTGCGATATAACCCACAGTCAATAGCCTCTGCTATAATTGATTGTGGCATCTTACTTCCATTACCATCAACGTATTTATCTTCATATTGTTTTAAATCGCCATCTTCTTGCCATGCCCATTCAATCATCTCAACTAACATTTGTTTAATTGCTTCATGTTCTCCGTTAAGATTTAAGTATATAAAGTATTCAATAACATCTTGGTGTCTGTATCTAATAGGTTTTACATGTACAGTTGCTGTTAAAAAACGATGTAGCATTCTACCTTGTCGTTTTAATCTTTTATCTGCACTTGGATGTTTCCAATTAGTATCTACATCATACCCAGAATATTCTTTAGCACCTACAACTGTTAAGTAATAGAAGTGCCCTGTTGTATCATATTTTATGAATTTATCTGTTACTATCATTTAATCACCTCTTTTTAAAAATTAAGCCCTACAACTTTTTAAATCATAGGGCTGTATATTTATTTTGCTCTTATCTTATAATGCGTTTGCGCTATTTACTTGGATCAATGTAGGTCTAACTGCACCACTGATTGAAGCCAATCTTTGTTTCAATGCTGAATCTCCAACATGTTTTTCACTACCATCTAATGATACGATACGAGCTTCATGTCTAAAGATATCTTTGAAGTAAAATGCATTTGGATGTCCTGCAATCATATTAGTACCTGATGGTAATAATACTGTTGAGAAGATGTCAAATCCGTATAATCTACCAATTGAACCTTCAACTTGTTGCATTTTTGAAGCTGGTTCAGCTAATACAATACCTGCCGTAGCAGTTAATAACATATTTTCAATTTCACTATCAACGATTAAATATCTACTTGAACGTGGAGCTTTTGCTGCATCTAATGCTGCTTTAAGGTCTAAAATATCACTTGCTACTGTTGATGATGTAGGTGTATCTACTGCATAACTTACTAATCCTGTTACGCCAGTACCATCTGTTAATGCTTTAAATTCTTCGCCTACTAATGCTGTTGATGCTGCACAACCTACTACTGTTGCATTTCCACCACTGTTTGCGGTCTTAACTTTGTACCAGTTACCTACTACTAAGTTTGTGATAGCAATTTCAGTTGTTCCAAACGAACCTTTTGCTACTGTTCCATCTGTATCCATTTTAGCGAATCCAATAGTATCATCATCTTCTGCTCTTGCTTTTAATGCTGCATCATAACGTTTGGCTACATAGTCACCACTGTTATAAGCTGCTTCTACTGATAATCCATCAAATAATTCATTGATTGCTCTATCTTTCAAGTTTGAAACTGTTACATAGTCACTACCATCAGTTGATGGAGTAATACCTGTACCTGCTACATAATCTTGAATAGTTGATAATCCATGAACAAATACTTTTGCTGATACTGCACCTTCAGGTAACGTACCATCGTTAAAACTTACATTTCTAATAATTGATTCTTGTGCTAACGCCTCTGCTCCTACTTGGCTGTACCCAACCAATACTCTTACTGTATCTATTGCCATAATTTAATTCCTCCTAGTTTTTATTTATCTCTTATTTTTTTTAATGCTTCTAATGGACTTGAAGTTTCTCCATCGTCAAAGTTGTTATTTAATACTTTGTGTGTATCATCACGATTGTTCTTTTTATATTCCTCAAATTGATTTTCAAATGTCACATCGTCGGTTACACCTTTATTAAATTTATATTTTAAAAACTCTGCTTGTTCACCCTCTATATTTAAACTACCAATCAATGTATCTTGCTTGAAGTTAGAATATTCTGATGTTAAAGTTTTGTTTGATTTCAATACCTTATCTAATTCTGTTTGTAACGTTGCTGATTTATTTTTAAAATCTGTTGAGTTATCATTGACCGTTGATACCCACGTCTTAACACCTTGTAAATCAGTTGCTTCAATTCCTAACTCACTAATAAAATTAGTCATTAACTCTGTTTCTTTTTTCCCTACTTCTTTCTTTACACCTTTCTTAACAATCCCATTAACATGAGTTTGAAAAGATGTTTCAGCTTCTTCAAAATTAATAACACCCTCTACTGTGTGTTTTGCTAATAATTCTTTTAAATCCATTTGCTATTCCTCCTTATTAGGTGTGAGCCACCTTACCTGTGAGTATGCACAGCCATTTTTCCCTAGTTATAGTGTTAGCCACTTATTCAAATTCTAAATAACAACGACATCGTATTCTATCACTTGGTGGGAGGCTATTATCTCCTGGTTGGGAGGCTCTTAAACCACCTGCTCTAAAATCACTGTCAATCGGTACTACTTTATTTGATACATTTTCGTGGAAATTAGTGTGACGTACTCTACTATCACCTTGCGTTTTCCATTTCTTATGTGTGTATCCTACCGCTTTTGAATGTTCAAGTCTTACAAACTCGCTCTGTGCGTGTAACTCTGTGTCTAATGTTCGTTCAATGTTTGATAACTTATTATATTTACGTACTAAACTATTCTTAATTTGAGCAATAGACTTCTTCTCTTCTAAACCCTTATTTAAATCTTTAACCATTCGCTGGCTCGTGCGTGATTTGAGTTGAGAAGTGTCTAATTGCTTACGTGCTAGTTTTCTTGCGCTTTCTAATACTTTAGCATTATCTTCTTTAAATCCGTTTATAAGTGACAATGCCTCTTTCTCTCTATCGTTTAATTTTTGTCCTTTGCTTATCTTAACTATCTTGCGTACAAACTTTTTTGGATTCTTAATTGAATACAATGCTAGTAATGCTATGATAGGTGCTAAACTTCTTCTTTCTTTCTTTTTTAACTTCTTACCCACTATTAACAATATGGCATTCTGTATAATAAATAGTAATGCTACATCATCTAAGTTAATTTTTGCTGATTGAATAATCTGTTTAACTTTCGTTGGTGTGAGTTTATCTACGTTATCTACCATTTCTTTACGAATAGACCTTATATATTTCTCATACCCTTTGGCTTTCTCTTTTGTTAGTATTGCAATAAAAGCATCATTGATTTGGTCTATCTTATTTTTAGCCATTATTTTTCTATAACTTCGACTACTTCTTCGACATAATCATCCGCTTCTTCAATTAATGCAATTGCTTCCTCTTTACTAACTCCATATGCTTTCATAACATACATATATTCAGGTACTAGTCCATCTTGTGCGTCTAGTCTTAATTGTGCTAACTTGCTATCATCATCTATAATCATGCTGTCATCTAACTTGACCACATACTCATCATTTTTAAGTTCTTCTAAACTCATAATAGCCTTTAACATATTGGTTAAGAATATTCGTACTAGATTTGCATTTGATTGTCTGTTACGCCACATATCACTATTAGATGAGAACACATTTGCTTGATTAACATATACTCCGCCCTCTTGGAAGTTTAAATAATTCTTACCTAACCCTGTTTTAATTGATAATAGGTTTAAATCAAATTGTATTGCTGCATTATGTGTTTCAGGTAAATATGTTGGGTCATAAATTTCTAGTTTTTTACCATCACCTAATCTTGCTGTTTTATATAATGTTTGATCCCTGTCTAAATATTCAACATAATCATATACTATCTCATTATTACTTTCGTCATATCGTTTGTTTCGTTCACTCTTACTAGATTCATCATCAAAGAATATCTTCTTACGTGAATTGATACTATCTTCAATGCTTGAAAAGAACTTATCATCTATACTCTTTATTAATCCAATATCATTAGCACATACACTTATTCCCAATGGTGAGAAATCGAAATTGTTTGCTATATTATACTTAAACACTTGGAAGTATGGTGCTTCTGTTTCATACTCTAAGAAGAATACAGTTCTTTTATTACCTGCTTCATCTTTGATTACATGTTTAAACTTATTACTCTCTTCAACTGTAAACACGGGCATTAAGTTTGCTCTCTTTGTTCCTAATTTCCCTTGTTTCTTGCTTTCATACACTTCATGTTCTACTTTATACTTGCCTTCTTTAAATGAATGGATAGACAAGTGTGTATAGTATTTTTTGTTCTTCATTACTCGTTGCAATACCACAATTCCTTTAGGAGTAGTGTTTTGATAATCAGTAATTACTAATGTGTCACCATATGAGAAGCCAATCTTTGTTTTCTTATCTGCTATGTACTCAATCGCCACACCAGTTCCATATAGTGCTGCTTTCTCAAAGAATGTAGTTAATTCACCATATAAGTTGTTATCTTTAATGATTTCATCTAA